CGGAAGCCCTATCCCTATTAGTTGTGGATGAGGCAGCATTCATTAGAGATATCGATGATATTTGGTTATCAGCACAATCAACTCTATCAACGGGTGGTTCTGCTATTATTCTTTCTACACCAAATGGTGTGGGTAACTTCTTTCATAAAACTTGGGTAGCAGGTGAAGCCGGTCAAAATGGTTTCAATTGTATTAACTTACATTGGACTGTACACCCTGAAAGAAATCAAGCATGGAGAGATGAACAAACTCGTATTTTGGGAGCAAAGGGAGCATCGCAAGAATGTGATTGCGACTTTATTGGTTCTGGTGATACGGTGATTGAACCGGCATTACTAACGTGGTATAAAGAAACATATGTAATGGAGCCCGTAGAGAAAAGAGGATTTGATGGAAACCTTTGGATATGGGAACATCCAAATTATAATAGACAATATTTAATATCCGCCGACGTAGCAAGGGGAGATGGTTCGGATTATTCTACGTGTCAAATAATTGATATAGAAGATTCATCGCAAGTTGGAGAATATAGAGGAAAAATAGATACAAAAGATTTTGGTAATTTTTTAACGGCATTGGCAACCGAATATAATAACGCATTGTTAGTAATTGAAAATGCTAACGTTGGTTGGGCTACAATTCAGCAAGTAATCAATAGAGGATATGGTAATTTATTCTATATGAGTAATGATTTACAATATGTAGATACCGAAAAACAAATGAGTAACAAATATTACAGAGAAGAAAGAAGTATGGTTGCTGGATTCTCCACAACATCAAAAACTCGTCCTCTTATCATTTCGGCATTGGATAATTATATGAAGGATAAAGATATCTTAATTCGTTCTAATAGATTGATAGATGAGTTATTTACCTTTATATGGAATAATGGTAGAGCTGAAGCAATGAAGGGATACAATGATGACTTAACAATGGCATTAGGTATTGGATTATGGGTTCGTAATACGGCATTAAGATTAAGACAAGAAGGTATTGATTTGACTAAGAGTATGTTGAATTCAACTACTATACAAAATGATACAGGCGTTTATGCTGCAAACTGGCAAAATCAACGTAATCCATATGAAATGCAGATAGGAAAAGGTGAAGTTGAAAACTTAACTTGGTTGCTAAAGTAATTTTTATATATTTATATGTTGAAACTATTGTAATATGAAATTAATAAACCTAATCCCACTAAAAGAAATGGAAAATCCTTGTTGGAAAGGATATGAAATGGTGGGTACTAAGAAAAAAGATGGTAAAGAAGTTCCCAATTGTGTTCCGATAAGTGAAGAAGTTGGGGATGATTATGAAGAATTAGATGTAGAGCCCGAAGAAATTGAAGATTTTATTGAATTTTTAAAAGCATATAAGAACACTTTAGCTGAAGCAAATTGTAATTGTGTGTATGAAGCAGAATATCAGGGTAGAGAAGTAAAGTTGGGTAAACCAATGCAAGGTGATGTTAAGAAATTCAAAGTATATGTAAAGAATCCTGCCGGCAATATTGTTAAAGTAAACTTCGGCCAAAAAGGAATGAAAATTAGAAAATCAAATCCAGCTGCTAGAAAATCATTTAGAGCAAGAATGAATTGTGATAACCCAGGACCAAGACATAAAGCAAATTACTGGTCTTGTAGAAAATGGTAATTAATTTGTTAATATCAAATAATTTCCATATCTTTGAATTAAAATATAAAATATAAATGGCAGCAGATAAATCATTTTTCGGTAGGTTACAAAAACTATTTTCAACTAATACAATAGTCCGTAAAACAAAACAAGGTATCAAAGTAATCGATACCGATGAATATCAAGGATTAACAACGAATCTAATAGATAGATACACTCGTATGAAAACTCCACAATATAGTGGTGGTTTGATGGAATCCGCAATGGCTTATCAGCAAGTTAGAATTGATTTGTTTAGAGATTATGATGGAATGGATAATGACCCGATTTTATCATCAGCATTGGACATTTATTCAGATGAATCTACTGTAAAGAATGAGTTGGGAGATGTACTTAAAATAAATTGCGGAAACGAAAATACAAAAGAGATTCTTAGAAATCTTTTTTATGATATTTTAAATATTGAATTTAATTTATGGCCTTGGTCCAGAAATTTAGTAAAATATGGAGATTTCTTTTTACATTTAGAAATAGCCGAAGAGTTGGGTATTGTGGGAGTACAACCTTTATCGGTATATGAAACTTCGAGAGTTGAAGGATTTGATGCACAAAACCCACAACGAGTTAAATTTGTATATGCACCATATCAAAATCCAAATAGTGCAGTAGTAACTGCTACTTCTAAACGAGAATTTGAAAACTATGAAATAGCTCACTTCCGTTTATATTCAGATTCAAACTTCTTACCATATGGTAAATCAATGCTTGAAGGTGGTAGACGAGTTTGGAAACAATTAACCCTAATGGAAGATGCGATGTTAATCCATCGTATTATGAGAGCTCCTGAAAAGAGAATATTTAAAGTAGATGTTGGAAATATTCCACCAACAGAGGTTGATAACTACATGCAAAAAATTATCAATTCATCTAAAAAAGTTCCTTTCTTAGACCAAGCTACAGGTGAATATAACTTAAAATATAATATTCAAAATCTAATTGAAGATTATTATATGCCAGTTCGTGGTAGTGATAATGGTACTTCAATTGATACCCTAAAAGGATTGGAATATAATATGATTGATGATATCAATTACCTAAAAGGTAAAATGATGGCAGCATTGAAAATTCCAAAAGCATTTTTAGGATACGAAGAAGATATTAGTGGTAAAGCTACATTGGCGGCACAAGATATTCGTTTTGCAAAAACAATAGAAAGAATTCAGAAAGTATTGGTATCAGAATTAACTAAGATAGCAATCGTTCATTTATATGCACAGGGATTAGATAGTGAGGATGAATTAGATTTCCAATTGGAACTAACAATACCATCTAAAATTTATGAGCAAGAGAAAGTTGAATTATATACATCTAAAATAGCATTGATTACACAAATGCAACAAACTAAGATGTTCTCTAAAAAGTGGATGTATGATGCTATTATGGATATGACACCTGAAGAGCAAGATGAATTAACAGTAGATGTTATTGAGGATACTAAACAAACATTCCGTTTAACTTCAATTGAAACGCAAGGCGTTGACCCGGCAAAGGAAACCGGAACGGGAGAACCAACTAATGTAGAAGAAGAGATTCAAAAAATAAAAGAAGAATTAGAGGAAGAAGGAAAAGTTGGTAGACCAAAAGACCCGGTTAGATATGGTAAGGACGACCATCATTTAGGAAGAGACCCGTTAGGAATTAAAACTTTAAAGCAAAAAGCTCAGAGAGAATCTAAGGAAATATTTAAAGATATGATGGGTAACAAAAAGACTATTTTGATGGAAGATTTGGATAAAAAGTAATAATCCACAATAAACGTATATTTATATCAGAGAAATTACACAATTAATGAAAAATATTAAGCACTCGAAATTTAAAAACACAGGATTCATTTTTGAATTGCTAGTTAGGCAGATTACATCTGAAATCATGTCTGGCAAAGAAAATTCAAAAGCTGAAAAGATATTAAAAGAATATTTTTCAGGTAAAAAGGAGCTTTCAAAGGAATTGAAATTATATCAGTATTTGATTAATGAAAAATATAATTCAGAAAACAAAGCTGAAAAATTCGTTGAAACCGTATGTGAAGCTCGTAAAAGATTAGATGAGCAAAAGCTTATGAAGGAAAAATATAATTTAATAAAAGAAATAAAAGAAGCTTATGATATAGATGAGTTTACTAAATCTTCAATTTCAAATTATAAAAACTTAGCATCTATTTACAAAGTGTTTGAAGCAACTGTTACAAAAGAATCATTTGAACCAAAAGATATTGTTAATTCTAAATTCACTATCGTTGAGAATATGATTAACTCTTCAATTGAAAACAAAGATAAAAAACTAAATAATAGAGTTTTTGAAGAGTACAAAAAGCAAGATGAGGAAGTTAGAATGCTATCATATAAAATGTTAGTAGAAAATTTTAATAAAAAATATAATAACTTATCGGCTGGACAAAAGAATTTACTTAAAGAGTATATTAATAATATTAATAATACAGGTAAATTAAAAGAATATGTTAATGAAGAGGTTAATACTCTATCGGATGGATTAAAAGAAGTTGGTTCTAAAATTTCTGATAAAGTAACAAAAATTAAATTGGCTGAAACTATTTCTAATATTAGAAAAATTAAATCAGTTAAAAGATTAAGAGAATCTCATTTATCTGCATTAATGATGAGTTACGAATTATTAAAAGAATTAAAAGAAAGTTTAAATAAATAAAAAATGATAAATTATAGAACATATAAAGTAGATATAGCAAGTAGTGGTTCGACTGCATTAGGAGAAGGTTCAACTTATCCAAGAGTATGGGGTATTATGAAAGGTGAATTTAATGTTAGCGGAAGTTTAACATTAGAAGGTGGTGGTGTTATAAATTTAGTATCATTGGATAATCATCAAATATTTCCTTGCTACCCAAAATTATTAACAATTACAACAGGTTCTTTATACATGTTATCATAAATTAATTAACGATGCCAGCACAATCTAAAGCACAGCAACGATTTATGGGTATGGTACATGCCGCTGATAAGGGAGAGACTCCTGCATCACCGGAAGTAGCAAAGGTATCCAATGATATGGATGATAAAGATGCTAAAGATTTTGCATCAACTTCACATAAAGGACTTCCCGATAAAATCAAAGAAATGGTGTTGGCTGAATTACGTTCAGTAAGAGCTATCCAAACGGATTACGCTAAAACATTAGATGCTATTCAGCAAAATTTAGAAGGATATAAAAAATCTAAAGGAACTCCAAACGAAAATCAATATGTACAAAAACTTAAAGCACTGACTGCACAAAAGAAAAAACTTTCTGCAGAATTAGATGCAAAAGTTAGTGGTATGTACAAAGATGCAGAATTGAAAGTAGATGAAATGAATACAACCGGTGGTGTAGAAGGATATAGCACACCATTTGCATTTAGTGGTAAAGATGATGAAAAAACTAAAGGTAAAAAGCAAGCTGATTTAACCGGATATAGTGTAGTTAAAGAAAATCGTTGGTTAGAATTAAAAAGAGATGAATCTACTGCACAATCTAAGATTGGTAGAGGTATATCTAACATCAATAAACAATTAGCAGAAATGGAAAGATTTCTTAATTGGTATGGTAAAATTAAGAACGAAAGTGGGGTAGATAATAAAAGTTATTGGAAAAGAACAAATAGTCATATTTATACTATAAAGGAACGATTACTAAAATTAGACCAAAAAATAAGACAAATTTCAGAATAATGAAAATAGCTCAATTAAAAGAACTTGTTAAGCAAGTAGTGAAAGAAGAACACGATTACCAACAATTGTTTAAACATATGTTGGATAAATGTGGTAAATCAATTACCGATATGTCCGATGATGAGAAGAAGAAATTCTTTAACGCCGTAGATACTGCATACAAAGCAAAATCAGAAGGTAAATTAAGAGGATATAATGAAGCTGAACTAACTGCAGGACAAAAGAAAATTGATACGGATGGTGATGGTGAGATTGAAGGTTCGGATTTAGCAGCATTAAGAGCTAAAAACGAAGGGGTTAAAAAAAAAAAGTAGTTAGTGAGGGTATAATAGAAGGAATCCTTGCAACTATAACATTAGCTATATTAGGTAAAGTAGTTATCTATTTTATTTATGAATTGGCTAAAAAAGTAGGAAACTATATAAATGGTAACGAAAAATATAAAAAAGCCGTTGCCAAAATATTAGAATCAATATCCAATAATAAACAAGCTATGAATGATATAGCTAAATTAATGGATAGTAACGATGGAATAAACAATGGGGTTGCGGATAAGATAGTGAGGATGGGATATGTACAAACACTAATAGTGAAAATGGTGGATAGTACAAATAGTGAGTTAGATGAAACGGAGTTAAGAAATTATTTAAAAACAGCTTTAGTAAAAGCTTGGGAAGATAAAGGATTAACTGATAGAGCAGCAGAAAAGGTAAAAAAAGATATAAAATAAATGAATAAAGGATTATTAATAGAGACCCATTTGTTTGAAGCTAAGCTTGTAGAACAAGATAACGGAACTTATTTAGTTAAGGGAATCCTACAAAGAGCAGGTGCTCCAAATCAAAATCATAGAAGATATCCTAAAGAAATCTTAGAAAGAGAGTGTAAGAAATACGAACAACTTATTAAAGAACGTAGAGCATTGGGCGAATTAGACCATCCGGATTCTCCAGTTATTAACTTAAAGAATGTATCGCACAATATTAGAGAAATACATTGGGAAGGCGATGATGTATGTGGTGTAGTAGAAATACTATCAACCCCATCTGGAAATATCCTTAGAGAACTATTAAAAAACAATATTCGTTTAGGAATTTCATCGAGAGGACTAGGTTCGGTAAAAGAGTTATCAGACGGGACTGTAATGGTTCAGGAGGACTTCGAATTAGTTGGATGGGATTTTGTATCAAACCCATCTACGCATGGCGCATTTATGGCACCAATGAATGAATCAAAGCAATGGGCTAAAGCTGCAGAAGAATGTGGAAAATGGTGTCGCTCACAAGATTTAATGAGAGAAATTATAATAGAATTAAACTAATATGGCAAAGTTAATAAATTTAATACCTGGTAGACAAATCAATGTTAAAGAATCCATAGATGATATGGATGCAAATTTACCAGCACAAGTAGATAGATTTTTGGAAAAATTGATTACCCAAATCAAAGGGTACAACTTAACAAAGAAAAAAGAGCAGTTGGTAATTGCTAAAGTAATTGATGCATTAGGTATGGATAAATCTCAATTGATGCAGGCTATTACAAAAATTAAGAAAAACGATATTTTAAAAAAATAGTATATGATAAGGTTAAAAGATTTACTAAATGAGGAAGATAAGTTACAACAACTTCCTACTGAAATCAAAAAACATTTCTTAGAAATAATTTCTACATTTGGCCAATTTGGTGAACAAATGAATAGAAAATCCGATATTAGAACTATTGCAGAAACGTTAGGTGGAATTGCCGATGCAGCACAAGAATACACTTTGAGAGAAGGTGGTGATTGGTTTGATAGAGTTACTATTAAACGTAATATGAAAGAATTGAAAGCATTGCATGAGAAGTTCCAAAAGGAATCAATGGAAGCAAAGGCACAAGAACAAAGAATGGAAGCACTATATGAAGATATGGGACATGTACTAAATAGATATTTCGAAATAGCAGATGTATCGGAAGATGTTATGAAACAAAGATTGGGTTTAAAAGAATGTAAAACTTGCAAATAATGGAAGAATTAGCATCATTGTTATTACAAAGTAGAACACAAGCTCATTCATTTCATTGGGGAGTAAAGGGAGTTGGAGCACATTCCGCACATTTAGCATTGGGTGAATATTATGATTCAATTATTGATTTAATTGATGGATTGGTTGAAGCATATCAAGGTAAAGAAGGTTTGATACAAGTTTCAGGTATTGGTGTATTAGATAAAAACAATGATATTAAAAACATTATTAACTATTTTGATAAGTTATGTAATATGGTTGCAAAACTTAGAACTAACCCAAAGTTACAAGATAGCTGGATTCAAAACGATATAGATACAGTAGTATCGCTTTTATATAAAACAAAATATAAATTAGTAAACCATCAATAAAAGTTATGTTGATTATTGATGTAAAAGATGGAAACATCGAAAAAGCATTAAAAGCTTACAAAAATAAAGTAAAAAGTATTAAGCAAATAGAACAACTTAGAAATAGAAAAGAGTTTGAAAAACCTTCCGTAACTAAGAGAATTCAGAAGCTAAAAGCAGTACATAACGAGAAATTGCAAAATTATTTTAATAAAAATAGTTGATTTCTTTAGTTTTCTAAAAAATTTATATATTTATTTCTGAATATCCTATCTTATATAGGATTTTTTTTATTACAATTAGTTGGTTAATGAATACCCTTCTCTATAAGGCGTGAACGAACAACCAGCAAAATATCATTGAAGTTCCACAATTACAATAACTTCACAGGAACAAAAATCATTTAAAAATGGCAAATTCAAAATTATTGAAAGAAGCAATCGCCGATGCTAAAGCGGTTAAAGAAACTGCATTAGCTAACGCAAAGCTTGCTTTAGAAGAAGCCTTTACACCAAGACTACAGTCTATGTTAACTCAAAAGTTAAGAGCTGAAGCTGAGATGGAAGGCGACGAAGAGCAAGTAGATGAAGAATTAGATTCAACAGGAATCGGTTCTTCTACATCTGTACCATCTTTAGGTGCTGAAACCGAATTTGAAGCCGGTTCAACTAAAACAACATCTGGTGAGCCAGGTGCACAAGTTGACGACTACAAAAAAGTAGCAGACATCAACGAAGAAGATGAGTATGGTATGGAATCAGAACCATCTGAAAAAGATGCCGAAATCGCTGAATTAAAAGCGAGATTAGCAGAATTAGAAGGTGAAGAAGGTTCTGAAGAAGAAAATCCTTTCGCAGCAGCAGAAGGTGAAGATGAAATGGGCATGGATGACATGGGCATGGATTCTGAAATGGGTGGTGATTCAATGGACATGGGCGCTGAAGAGGAATCTGAAGATGACATGGACTTAGAAGCAATCATCAGAGAATTAGAAGCTCAATTAGGAGATGACGAAGAAGGTTCTGAAGAAGCACCTGCAGAAGAAAATCCATTCGCAGCTAATGAAAATTTAGCAGATGGTTCTGAAGCTGGTACTGACAAAGGAGAAACACCTAAAGTAGTTGTAACTAACGAAGCTGAAGGAGAATCAGACGAAGTTGACTTAGAAGAAATTTTAAGAGAAATGGAAGCTGACATGAAAGGTGATGAAGAGAAAATGGACGAAGCTGAAGAATCAGAAAAAGAAGCTGAATTAGAAGAAGCGTACACTACTATCAAATCATTACAAAGAACTATCAACGAAGTAAATTTGTTAAACGCAAAATTATTATTCGCTAACAAATTGTTCAGAGCTCATAACATGACTAACGAACAAAAAATTAAAGTTATCGAAACTTTAGATAGAACAAAATCGGTAAGAGAGGTTAAATTGGTATTCTCTACATTAGCAGAGAACTTCAAATACACTTCAATTAACAAAAACGCTAAGAAAACAATCAAAGAAGGAATCGCTAGTAAAGTAGTTAAATCTACTAAGCCAGCAGTAGCTAGAGCAGTAATTTCTGAATCAACTCAAATTTCTGATAGATTTAAAAAATTAGCAGGTATTATTAAATAATTAACAAAAAAATAAATTAATCCAAAATGGACTTAAAAAAATTAATGAACGGCGCAAACCCACAAAGCGTAATGCTTGAGCAAACTCGTGGTTTGAAAGCTAAATGGGAAAAAACAGGTTTGTTAGAGAACGCAGGTTCTGATACAAACAAGCATGGTATGGCAGTAATGTTAGAAAACCAAGCAAAACAATTATTAGATGAGGCAACTCGTACTGGTACTTCTTCAGGTTCTGAAGAGTGGGCAGGTGTAGCGTTACCTTTAGTAAGAAGAATCTTTGGTTCTATCGCAGCTAAAGAATTCGTTTCTGTTCAACCAATGAACTTACCTTCAGGTCTTATATTCTATATGGACTTCAAATATGGTAATACAGTAGGTAGAGATTCAAACAGACCAGCTTCTGGTTCTTCTTTATTCGGTAATGGTGGTACGTTTGGTAAAGATACATTATCTCCAGGTGGTAACAAATTAGGTTCAACTCAAGCAGCTGAAGGTGGTTTGTATGGCGCAGGAAGATTTGGATACACAATCAACGATACTAAAGTTGCAGTTACAGCGCAAGGTATCACAACTGCTTCTTTACAAGATATCAATTATGATTTAGTTAACAGTACGTTCTCTGCATCATTTGCATCTGGTTTAGTAAAGAAAGTTTCTGTAGATACAGGTTCATTCACTATGCCTGATTTAAATGCAGTAAGAAGTTTTGATTTCGCTAACTCAGGTTCTGGTTTCGTTTATTTACCACAATTTACTTCTTTAAGTGATGATGGTACAAAAGTTGAATTCATCGCTTACACAACTGGTCAATCTTCTGCTTTTGGTGGAACTGCTACAACTGTTGCAGGTGAAGTAGCATACTCTAAACAACCGGATGATATTTCTCGTGGTGATTTCGAAGATAGAGGTGATGATTTACCAATCCCAGAGATTGAATTAGAATTGAAATCTGAGCCTATCGTTGCTAAAACTCGTAAGTTAAAAGCAATTTGGACTCCTGAATTGGCGCAAGATTTGAACGCATATCACTCTGTAGATGCAGAAGCTGAATTGACTCAAATGTTAAGTGAGTACATCTCTTTAGAAATCGACTTAGAAATCTTAGAAATGTTACAACAAAACGCTTTCACAACTGAATATTGGTCAGCTAGAGTTGGATACGAATTCAATTCAACCAACAATAGATTTGCACCTGATTCAACTAACGTATCAGCAAACGCATACCAAAAGAATACTTGGTTCCAGACTTTAGGTATTAAATTACAAAAAGTTTCTAACAAGATTCACCAATTAACAATGAGAGGTGGAGCAAACTTCGTAGTAGTTTCTCCTAACGTTGCAACTATTTTAGAATCAATGAACGGATTCTCTGCTAACCCAGGTAAGGATGCAACAACATTCTCTGCAGGTGTTACTAATATCGGTTCTATTTCTAATAGATACGATGTTTACAAAAACCCTTATATGACTGAGAACGTATTATTAATGGGCTTCAAAGGTTCTAACTTCTTCGAAACAGGAGCAGTTTACGCACCTTATGTACCATTGATTATGACTCCTTTAGTGTACGACCCAACTAACTTCACTCCAAGAAGAGGAGTTATGACTCGTTACGCTAAGAAAATAGTAAGACCAGAATTCTACGGTAAAGTAGTAATTGATGGTTTAGAAACTCTTTAATCTTAACGGATTAGGATAATCGGAAAGAGGGGATAGAAATATCTCCTCTTTTTTTTTATATAAAATAAAGTAAACTAAGAAAGAGTGGTTAGAAATATCCACTCTTTTTTTATTCTTATATTTATATGTAAATATAATTGGATTAATATGTCTCAAAATTTAAAATGGACCGGTAGTGGTTCGGCTATATCAGGCTCAACACCATTTGGAATATACGATAATGATATCGATTTTAAAAACGATGGCCCAAAGACGGCTGGATGGTGTGCAACACGATTAGGATATCCCGTAGTTGATGTGGAATTGATTGATATACAATTTTATGCTTGTTTTGAGGAATCTACTTCCGAATACTCATCGCAAGTAAATCAATTCAATCTTAGAAACAACTTAGATATTTTAAGAGGACAAAAAAAACAAGCATTTGGTGGTAAAAGTAATTATTCACAAACATTAGTTGATGGTTCATTTTTACCAACCATAGTTCGTATGTCCCAACAATATGGTACATTAGCAGGAGTTGGTGGTAACACCGCTATTCAGAAAGCATATATTGATTTGGTTCCCGGTCAGCAAAAATATAATTTAATGAGTGCATCTGTAGATATAAATACAACTAGCTCATTTCAAACTATATTTAGTGGTTCATCTACAATTGATGTAGTAAAAGTTTATCACGAGGCTACTCCGGCTATTCAAAGATTCTTTGACCCGTATTCAGTTGGAGGACAGGGTACATTGAACTTATTAGATGAAATGGGATTTGGCTCATATTCACCAGCCGCACAATTCTTATTAATGCCACTTTATGAGGATGCATTGAGAGTTCAGGCGATTGAATTAAATGACCATATTAGAAAATCGCACCATAGTTTTAATATTGTTAATAATGTAATAGAAGTATTTCCTGTCCCAACCGGAGGAAACGCTCCAGATAGATTGTATTTTGATTATATGAGTAGAGATGAGTTTGAGCACGATTCTCAAACTATTCAATCGGAATCACTTTCCGATTATTCTGATATTCCATACGATTTTATTCAATATGGTAATATAAATGATGTTGGTAAGCAGTGGATTAGAAAATATACATTAGCATTATCTAAAGAATTATTAGGTGCAATTAGAGAGAAATATTCATCTATTCCAATTCCGGATGCAGAAATCAGTTTAGATGGAGCAGCATTGAGAGCAGAGGCTCAAGTTGAAAAAGATATGTTGATAACACAATTGAGAGAAAACTTAGAAGAATTGAGTAGGAAAAATGTGATGGAAAACAAAACGCACGAATCTAATCATCAGCAAGAGATGTTAAGAAAAGTACCTTTACAAATATATGTAGGATAATATGCCAAAATTTATTTCAGAGAGAGATGTAGCTTTTTTCAAAGGATTAGCTAGAGAAGTAGTAGATGATGTAATACAAAATGCTATTGTTTTATTTAAAATAAACTTAAATGAAACGAGAGTAAATTTGTATGGAGAATCTATTAATAAAACTTGGCACGCAGGTGTTCAATTATATGCATTGATTAATAAAGAAATTGAAACCTCTGCATATGAAGGATTTGGTTCAAATACACTGCAAAATATAGAATTTAGATTAGATAGATGGATGTTAGAAGAAAAGAACTTATATCCAGAAATTGGTGATATAATTTTCTTTGATAATTCTTATTACGAAATAGATAATACAAATGAAGTACAATTTGTTGGAGGACAAACCTATAATAACTTTAGTATAGTATGTTCTACGTTTATGGTAACTAAATCAGCATTAAACATAGAAGAAAGAATTAATTAATATGTCTACAAATCCACTAAGACCCGATTTAAATAGGGCAAACGAAATAAAATCCGAAAGAGGCGATATTAAGAAAAGTGTAGGTCTTTTTGATATAGACTATGCTATGATGACCTATTTGGAAGATACTGCTTTGCCAAAATTAGATTACAATGGCAAATCGGTAAGTATTCCTGTTATATATGGTAATTCGGAAAGATGGAAAGGTGCAAGAAGAGAAGGCATTTATAGAGATAATAAAGGTAAAATTCAATTACCATTATTGATGATTAGAAGAACATCGATTGCAAAAGATGAAGCTATGCCTATGTTAAATAGACACGTTTCATATCCAACTATAACAAAATATTCAAAAAATAATAGATACGATAGATTCACAGCATTGGGTGGTAATACTCAACCAAAATACGAATTGTTCAATATAGTAATGCCTGAATATGTTGAGGTTAACTACGAATGCATGGCTTGGACTGATTATACGGAACAACTTAATTCAGTAATTGAGCAATTAAACTTTGCATCAACATATTGGGGAGATAAAGATAAATTTAAATTCAGAACACAAATATCTGATTACAATGTTATAAATGAAGTAGGAGAAGGAACTGAAAGAATTAATAGAGTTGAATTTACATTGAATGTAAAAGCATATTTACTTCCTGAAAAGTTTGATGGAGAATTAACAACCAAAAAATCAATATCAACTAGAAAAGTTGTTATGTCAACTGAAGTAGATGTAACAAGTGGAAGTGGTAGATTGGAAGGATTACTCACAACTCCATCTCCATATTATGATAACAAAGATTTAATTGACT